AGTAATGTGGGGGTAAATAGAGAACCGTCCTTGTTCCCCCCAAGATTAGGATTAAGATGGCAGAGAAAAAGAAAAAGGGAAGTATGAAAGGCCATACTATTAAAGGTGGTCACAAGCGTCCTACTAAACAAGGTGCTGGCATGACCAAGAAAGGTGTAGCTAAGTATCGTAAGGATAACCCTGGATCTAAACTTAAAACTGCTGTAACAGAAAAAAATCCTTCTAAGTCTAGAGCTAAAAGACGTAAATCATTTTGTGCCAGGTCTGCAGGACAAATGAAGAAGTTTCCTAAAGCGGCTAAAGATCCTAATAGTAGATTACGTCAAGCAAGAAAAAGATGGAGATGTTAGATGGCTAAAGCTAAATCTACAGTAAACAAAGCTGGAAACTATACTAAACCTGCAATGCGTAAAAGAATGTTTAGTGCAATTAAGTCAGGATCAAAAGGTGGTAAACCTGGTCAATGGTCAGCACGTAAAGCTCAATTACTAGCAGCACGTTATAAAAAAGCAGGAGGGGGCTATAAGTAATGGCCCTTAAGAAATCACAAAAAAGTTTAAAAGACTGGGGTAAACAAAAATGGAGGACTAAGAGTGGCAAACCTAGTTCTAAAACTGGTGAACGGTATTTACCTGATAAGGCTATTAAGTCTCTTAGCGATGCTGAGTACTCCGCTACAACCAGAGCTAAACGAAAAGGCACTAAGGCAGGTAAGCAGTTTGTGGCTCAACCTAAAAAAATTGCAAAGAAAACCAAACCCTTTAGATCCGCCAGAGGTGGTTTAACAAAGAGTAAAAAGAAATGACTTTAATATCTAATTTACCTTTACCTAGTTTTCCTTTTCAAACACATGATAACATAGTGTTTCAAAATAACTCTGGAGATAGATCTAAAAAAGTTAATGAGGTTCATAAAGTTACTCCTCAGACATCATATACGTACAATCCTAATCCAAATAAGTTACGTACTCCTGATGGACAGATAGTAGATTTTATTATAGCATGAAAAAGAAAACAGATCCAAAAGTAGGAACAGGTAAGAAACCTAAAGGTTCTGGAAGAAGATTATATACGGATGAGAATCCTAAAGATACTGTATCTATTAAGTTTGCTACGATGGCAGATGCAAGAGCTACAGTAAATAAAGTAAAAAGGATAAAAAAACCTTACGCAAGGAAGATTCAGATCTTGACAGTTGGTGAACAACGTGCTAGAGTTATGGGTAAGACAGCAATATCAAATGTCTTCAAATCAGCTAAAGCAGAATTGCGAAGGAAAAAAGATGGCGTATCTACAAAGTAATATCCCTTATTTTAAAGCATGGGTAAGAAGAGAATATACAAAGAACTTAGAAGAATATCACGGAGATTTTTTACACTGCATGGTGGTAGCAGTAACGACAATGCCAAATAGAACTCTTAGTTTTCAAGTAATATTTACAGGATGTGAACCATCAGGATCAGAAGAGAAACAGAACGTACACGGAGGAGCAATGTGGGCTAGGATGCCCCTAACAGCTTTGGTAGCAGATACACCATACGAGCAATGGCCTGAAGAGTTACCCCCATATTTAGCCCAACCTTGGGATTGTATGTCGCATCACCACAGTGTGTATAAAATAGAAAGAGCTACACCTGCTCCGTGGATTGCTAAAGTAGATGGAGAATTTTATCCAGCTAAATATTACTTCACAGTTGACTATACTGACAGTGAGGTAGCAGATGACCCAGCACAACACAAACAATCTCATGTGTTAGAACTATTAGATGCTGGACCTTATACAGGTAACATAGTTGCGTTACCCAATAATAGAGTGAGAGTAACTCACCCAGCATGGTTTGAAACCGGAGAAGGTGCTCCAGACTTTAGACCTAATCAACATATATTTAACTCTAAAGAAAACGTAGACTATGTATGGGATACGCAACGAGTATTTAATAATTTATACAGTGAGGATGAACAATGAAAAATAAAATGAAAGCTAAAGGTATGAAGAAAGGTGGCATGATGAAAAAAGGTTATGCTATGGGTGGTGCTGCTAAACCTGACTTTCTTGATATTGATAAAGATGGTAATAAAAAAGAATCAATGAAAGCTGCTTCTAAAGATCGTAAAGGTATGAAGAAAGGTGGTATGGCTAAGGGTATGGCTAAAGGTGGTATGGCTAAAGGTATGGCTAAAGGTGGTATGAAATCTAAAGGTTATGCCAAAGGCGGTATGAAGAAAAAAGCCTATGCTAAAGGTGGTAAAGTTATGACTTACAATGTAGGTGGCATGGTTAAATCACAAGGTAAAATGAATACTGGTATTCGTATGGCTAAAGGTGGAGCCATGGGCGGTATGAAGAAAGGAATGAAGTGATGGCTACTTTACGTTCGTATTTAAATGCAAAAATAAAAGAAAAAAACTCTACCCTAGCTAAAGAAAAAGCAAAAGCAGGAAAATACAAAAGTATTGCTGCAGCTAAAAAAGCAGGAGCACTTTACTACACTAATAAAGATGGTAAAGTAATGGCTGCTGTTTATGCAGAAGATCTGAAGAAACCCTTAACTAAATCTACAAGACCTAAGAAAAGACCTGATGCTATGGAAGGATATCGTAAAGGAGATATTACCACAAGAACTCTTAGCCCTAAATCAACTGGGGGTGGTCGTGGTGATGGCATGAGTGAAACAGTTAAGCGTAAGATAGATCCTAAATCTCCTAGTGCTTTAAAGGGTCAGTCAGCTAAATTTAACACTTTTTTTAAAAATAATAAATCTAAATATAAAAAAGAAGGTGGTGGCTTTAATATGAAACAAGCCCAAAAAGACTTTGCAAAAACTCAAAAGAAATAATTTTTAACTGATTAGTATAGAGAGGATACAAAAATGTCACTGACAGCAACAAGACAAGAAGGTATTGAGGTATATGAAAAACCACTTACCTTTACAACAATGAAACAAGTAGTAACTAATATTACTGATTCTACTAAAACAGTAACAGAAGCAGAATCAGGTACAATTTTTACTCTTAATCGTGCAGGTGGTATTACTATTACTTTACCTGCAGCAGCAGCAGGATTAAACTATGAGTTTCACATTGGAACAACATTTACTGGAACATTAACTATTAATGCTGACTCAGCATCAGATACACTGCAAGGTGTTCTTACTATGGTTGATACAGACATCACTGTAAACGACTTAGATGATGGTGTAGAAAACTGTGGTTTCTCTAAACCTGCAGCAGCAGATCACCAGATTGTAATGGATGCAGATGGTAAGGGTCGTTTACTTGGCGGCATGATTAAGTATGTATGTATTACTGATTCAAAATGGGTAGTCTCAGGACACACTATTGGTGATGGTGCTATAGTTACTCCGTTTACATAATAGGAGTTAATAATGGTTGATCAAGTTGGTCTTATAGGTGAAGACTTAGGGTGGACAGTGCAAACTGCTGTTACCCTAAGTAACACTACTACACAACATGTAGACTGTACTGATGCCAGTGTAGTATACATAGAAACTAGTCACAAGCTAGACATAAACTTTGGTTCTGCAGAGGCTGATGTTACAGATAATGATATAGAGTTACCTGCAGGAGCACATAGTTTTATAGTTCCTAAAGCAGTGGGTAATTCTACTATCTTAAACTACAGACGTGCTGAAAGCTCTAGTACGGTTGTTCGTGTAGTTCTATCTTAAAAATATGCAATCCCAACATAACGGGGTTGCATAAATGTAAGTTGTACTTACCTATTAAATATGTAAAACTATCTCCATAAAAGGAGACAAAAATGTTTAAACGTATATACAACTTTATAAAAGAATCACAAGAGAAAAAAGTAGCTTACTGGCAACTACAACATATGTCAAATAAGCAATTAAAAGATATAGGGATCTCTCGTTCAGAGATATGGTACAAGGTATATGGCTCATAATCTTACAGAAAAACAACAAAAGTTTTTAGATATGCTTTTTACAGAAGAGTGTAAGGGGAATCCAGTGGCTGCTATGAAGGCTGCTGGGTATGCCCCTAGTACATCATCAACACAAGTAACTGGACCGTTACAAGAACATATTGCAGAATTAACTAAAAAATTTATTGCTGCAAGTGGATCAAAGGCAGCATGGGCCATGGCTGAAGTTATGGGGAATCCTACAGATTTAGGTAATAAAGAAAAAATTGTTGCTGCTAAGGATTTATTAGATCGTGCAGGGTTTGTAAAAACTGATAAAGTAGAAGTAAAAGCAGCCAATCCATTATTTATTTTACCAGAGAAAGATGACGGGTAGAGTAAATAAAACTTGGAGGCTACCAAAACCAGACATAGTAAGCGGAAAGAGAGTTTGGTATCCTGTTGTTAGAGTTGGTAGGGTTGTACCATTTGGCTACAAACAAGACCCAGACGATAAAGACATACTCTTACCAATACAATCTGAACTAGAATTATACGAACAGGCTAAACAACATCTTAAAAGATACAGTTACAGAGATGTAGCAAACTGGTTGACTACTCAATCTGGAAGAAAAATTAGTTGGATAGCTTTGAATGAAAGAGTAAATCGTGAGTCGAGACTTAAGAGAGATCTTGCAAACCAACGCCACTATGCCAAGCGGTACAAAGAGGCGAGGGACAAGGCGAAAAAAATCGAGGAAGACATCCAAAGAATCCAAGGCGCAAGTAACCAAGGAATTTATTGAAGAGGTTGAAGAACCAAAGCAAAAAATAATTTTTCAACCTAATCCTGGCCCACAAACTTCTTTTCTTTCTGCAACAGAACAAGAAGTATTATATGGGGGTAGTGCTGGAGGAGGTAAGTCATATAGCTTAGTCGTTGATCCTATTAGGTACTTTAATAATTCCCAAGCCAGTATGTTGATTGTACGTAGAAGTACAGAAGAATTAAGAGAACTTATTTCTATATCAAAGGACTTATATCCCAAGGCAGTCCCTGGAATTAAGTTTATGGAAAGAGACAAGACCTGGGTAGCCCCTAGTGGAGCTACTCTCTGGATGTCCTACCTAGATCGTGATGATGATGTTATGCGTTATCAAGGACAAGCATTTAACTGGATTGGATTTGATGAACTTACACAGTGGCCTACTCCTTATCCTTGGAACTATATGAGATCAAGGCTGAGATCTTCAAAAGATAGTGGTTTACCTTTATACATGAGGGCAACCACCAACCCAGGGGGGCCAGGACATCAATGGGTTAAAAAAACTTTTATTGATCCTTCACCACATAATAAAAGTTTTTGGGCAACAGACATAGACACAGGAAATACTATTACTTGGCCTAAGGGTCATAGTAGAGAGGGTGAGCCTCTGTTTAAAAGAAAATTTATACCAGCCACCCTCTTCGATAATCCGTATCTGGCAGAGGATGGTATGTACGAAGCCAACCTTTTATCTTTACCAGAACATCAAAGAAGACAATTACTAGAAGGTGATTGGGATATACAAGAGGGTGCTGCCTTTCCTGAATTTAATAGAAAGGAACACGTAATAGAACCCTTTGATATACCTAATAGTTGGGTAAGGTTTAGGGCTTGTGACTATGGTTATGGATCACATACTGGAGTTCTCTGGTTTGCTGTAACACCCTCTGAACAGCTTA